ACCGTTTGTTCGCTCATAACGCTTCAAAGCGTTCACGATCTGTGTTCCGATATCTTTACCGTCAGCACCCATACCAGCCGTAACTTGAATGTTGTAAGTGCTACCGAATGAACCCATACGGTCAAGAGGAATGATTGCCTCTGTACCTGCTTCGCCGACCAAACCAAGCATCGCTTTAGTAACAATGCCACCATTAGCAAAGACACCGATTCCGCCACCTAATAATTCTTCGAGTGAAGGAACACGAATGTTCTTAAGATCATCAGGTGTAACTACACCAAAACCAAAATCAAAACCGCCATCACCACCACCTACGCCGGACAAATTAGGAACAACAACGACCTGATCTGCCTCTGCTGTGGCACGATCTTTTGCCGACACACCTTTTGCTGCTTCACGGCGTTCTTTCTCCGCTCTCGCTAAATCCCTAGTCGCATCAGCCAAACGCTCATAAGCAATAACTCGTGCTTCGGCTGCGTCTTTCTCTGCTTGCTCAGCATCACGCAACTCTTTCAATGCTTCCGTATAAGCATCGCTACCAATAGTCGCACCATTAACAAGTTCATTCAACTTCTGTTGTTCTTTATTAACTTTAGTTTGAGCATCAGCCTGAGCAATAGCAGCATCTTCAGCAGCCAATTTTGCATTAGCAACAGCCCGTTCAGCATCAGCAATTTCTTTAAGTGTCGGAGTATCTGTCCGAAGTTTCACTAATTCTTTTTCTGCATCTTTAACAGATTTAATTGCGTCACGAACAGCGAACTTTGATTCAGCCAATCTGATTTCGGCTTCTCGGATTGCTTGCGGTGATGCTTCTGGGTCTTTTCTTAAATCAGCAAGTTCTTTCTCGGCATCAAGAACAGCAAAGTTTGCTTCTTCAACATCAAACTTTGCTTTTTCTAATTTTATTTCGCCAGATTCAATATCAAATGGATCTACTTTTTCACGCAATTTTTGTAACGCTTCTTCAGCATCTTTGATTGCCTGAACGCTGTCAGCAGCAGCAATATTCGCTTTAACTAAACTGCGTTGAGCATCAGCGACCTCTCTGGTTTGTGCAAGAACTTCTTTACTGTTAGAAGCAAAACCCTTACTTATTTTGTTAAAGTTTTCTTGCGCTTTAGCAGTCGCAGCAATCGCTTCACGATATGACCTAGTTGCATTATCAATGCCTTTAGTTGCGTCACGAACTGAGCGTTGTGCAGATGTGACACCTTGAAGCGCATCAATATATTTGCTCAGTTTTTGTGCAGCAGTTTCAATTGTTGCACCACCAGTAGATGCTTGTTTATTGAAGAAGTCTTGCATATTTGCAGCACCCTTCATTCTTGCTGTGAACTCTAGACTGTGTGCGCTTGCTGATCTGAAACCTGCACTTGTTTTAGAAAACGGCAAACCTAATACAGCACCATTCAAAGCATTTTGAGCATTAGCAGTAAGGTCAAGTTGTTTCTGATATCGGTTCGCAGCATCAGTTAAATCTTTGTAAGCCCTAAGATTTGTTGGTGTCGCTGTTGCCTGCGCTCGTAAAGCATCAACAATCTTTTGTGCATATTCAGGTGACTTCGCTGCAACATCACTAAATGCTTGATCTAAATGCTCAATATCTATTTCTGCACCATCAGCAAGTAAAGTGAACTCCTTACCTAAACGCTTACCTAATAATGCTCCTGTGAAATCAACTGCTGAAGCAATATTGACAGCCATATCATTAAAATCTTTGATGATATCTTCTGTGGTTGTTCCGCCTTGTTTACCGAAATTTGAAGTAGTGACGATCAACTGATTCAAGTTTTCTTCTGCTTTTCGTGCTTTTCCACTAAAACTATTCCAAGCAGTTTGCGCTATAAGTGCAGCAGCCAAGAAACCTAAACCTTTAACTGCTAAACCTGTCGCAGTAGCAAAACCTGTTTGTATCGCTGTCGCTGCCTGTGTCGCCAACATATTTTTCACAGTTTCAATTTTCATTAACGATTGATAAGCAGCATTAAGTTTCAAATAACCATTCGCTAACAAGATCGCACCTGACAAAACTGATACGGCAGCAGCAAAAACACCAAAAATAAACTGATTATTTTCTACTACCCCGACTAAGTTTTGAAGAACAGGAATTAAAAGATTTACAACTGGCAGCAAAGTTGCCCCAAAACTTTCCTTCAATTCATTAGCACTATTTTTTAATAAAGCAAATTGTCCAGCAGTAGTCTTGGTTGCATCAAGGGCGGCACCACCAAAAGTTGCTGTCAGTTGTTGATAAATCTGATCTAATGACGCACCTTCTTTAATGTTTTCTGTAACGGCTGGCGTAAGTTTTTTCAACGCCATTAAATTTCCGTTTTCAGCCTTCGCTAGCGCATCGGTAACAGCAAGTAAAGGCGTTCCAGTAGCCACAGAAATATCCATAGCCAAAGCCAAAAGTTTTTGTGATTCAGCAACATCTTTAGTGCCTTGCACAAGATTCGCTAACGCAGGTCGTAGTTCACCATCTGTAAAAGTGCTGACCTTCATAAATGAACTAATCTGTTTTTCAACTTCAGCAACTTGTGTTTTCGTTGCACCCGTAACTTGCTTCAAAACTTGTGCAAGTTTGGCTTGTTCTGCCTGATCTTCAATCGCTGCTTTAACAGCAAACCCTGCTGCTGTAGCAATACCAGCCAACGCTGCTGCTGCTGGCAACGCTGCTTTCTTTAATGCAAACTGCGCTTTCTCACTTGCTGATTCTAATTTTGAAAACTCGGATATGGCTTTACTAATACCCTTAGTGTCAAAATCTGAAATGATATTTATGCCAACAGCCATTACTTGCCTTTATTTAGATCGTGGGTCATTAATTCTTTTAGTTGTTAAAACATCAACTTCTTTAACAACTTTCAATACTGCTTCTTCAACCATAGCCTCATTGTTTTTAACTGCGCCAAACATAATACGAGAACGAGTTGTGCCACGCCTACTTTTGACTTTAGTGTGCTTGTCAAGATTGTTAATAAATGTTGATTTGCTTGATTCGTATGAACCACTACCTGCTGAATCATAAACTTGACCGCCAGCATCCATTTGCTGGATACGCAAAATCCCCCTACCACCTGTGGAGTTGCGTCTTGTTGTGCCACCTGAAATGGCTTTTACTTTGGTTCTAGCAGTAGCGTTGTATGGTGGTAAACGCTTAACGCCAACTCGCTCTCCAGAGGTATGCCAATTCTGTAAAGGCGATTCGCTTGGAAAACGAGAACCAACTAAATCAGCCAAAGGTTGTGCGGCGTCACTTAATTTTTTTTTGAACTCATTAAACAGTTCTTTTTCATAGTTCTTTAGATAAAACAGAGTCTCGTTTATCCCGTAGAACTTAATTTCGCTTGCCATAGGCGAACATCATACAACTATCTACGCTTACGGTTCGCCTGCTTAACAAGCCATCGTTGATACGCCAACATCGTTTCAAGCATTTCTTCGCTCTCATTTAGAAGCAAAGATGGCGCAATATGATATTCGTGCGCTAGGTGAGCGATCAGCCAATGCGCCGAATCGTCACCAAACTTTACTCTTTTGGGGAATCACCGTCATCTGCTGGTGTAACTTGTGCGACTGTCGCAATCCAATCAGGGTCAAACTTTAATTTAGTTTTGCCTCTATGTGTAAGAGCAGACCAAGCAAGCCAAGCAAGATCCGTCAAACGCATTTCTGTTTCAAGACGCACAACACTTCTTTGCCAAGTGCGTTCAAAGCCAACAAAGTCAGCGAATACTGCTTCAACAGGTTCAATCGTGCCGTCTAGATATTCAACTTTCAATCCAATTTTCATTGTGATCTCCTTCTAATTGTCGTTTATTAGGCTGTTGCCTTTGTCAAAACTCCACCAGTAAATGAAAGACTTGTCATCGCCAATTCGCCAACAGCACCAGCCACAGGTGTATGTGCTGCAAGGAATGTATCAGTCAAAGTGTATGAAGGGTTGGTAGCCGACACAGCACCTGAAGTTGGTTTAATCACAACAGTTGTTTGAGTTCCGACAAGAGGGAAGATAGTTGCTTCAACATTTGCTGCTGCGAAATCTTGCATCAAATCAATATCAAGCGAGTTGTTCTGCAAACCACCTGTGAACTTATGTCCAGTCATTCCGAACGCTGTTACCTCAACGCTGTCCTTTTCGTAATTGAGCGTAACTGTGTTTGAATGATCGCCCAGCGCAACGCTGTTGATTGTGATTGAAGCATCTGTCAAAACTAAAACTGCCATAATTATTTATCGCTTTCTTTCGTGTCCTGTTTAGGAACTTTAACATTAACTTCTGCCAAATGTCCACCATCAACAAGAGCATCAATGTTGAAACCTTGAAGATCATCTGCGCT